AAAACCGCATTTGTCCTACGCCGCCAAGTATGAATACCTCCAGCAATGAAAAACACCTACCACCTATTAGCGGCGCTTTTTTACGGAACTTTTGGCCTTGGTCAGCTTTGGCTTGGCCGCGGACTCCAGGCCCTCGCCCGTCTTTTGTAGCCATTCCTTAAGCAGGCCACGGACCACGGAGCTCAAAGAACGGTCCTGAGTTGCGGCCACGCGTGACGCGGCCTCTTTGAGGTCCGTGGGCAAACTAATGCCTGCGGCTCGGGAGACTTTGCCTGGTTGTTGCTTGGGGTAAGCCACGCCCACAACGTAGGGCCGAAAGCAATTCTTGTCAATTTTTGCGGGGTGGGCAAAACACCCCATTTTTTGCCTTGCCATGTCTTGCCATGCCTTGTTAAGTCTTGGCGCATGGCGAGAAAACCTGTTGCGGAAAACAAGCGCGCAAAGGCTGCTGGCATTTCCCTGCCGAGCGATTTGATCCGCTTGGCGCGCAAGGCGGCGTTTGAAAAAGGGATGAGTCTTTCGTCCTACGTGCGCGTGCTGCTGGTGGAAAAACTCAACGAGGAAGCGGCGTGAGCACGACCGACTTCATCATTCGCCCGGAGCAGGCCGCGGCCATGACGGGCTACAGCGTCTACATGATCCGGCGCTTTGCCCACCGCGGCGAGTTTGCGGCGTGTATGCCGCGGGGCAAGCGGGGCGGATGGGAAATCGCCAGACCAAGTTTCGAGGCGTGGTGGCAGTCAAAACGCGCCTCCTCAGCAAACAGAAAATAAACCCACCATGGACTACATAACAATCATCATGCTGACGATGGCCACGGCCGGCCTCGTCGGCCTCGCCTGGCTGTCGGGCTATGAGTTCGGCAGCACGGACGCGACCAACTCGGAGCGCGCTTTGGCCAATCGGCGAGTCAATGCGCTGCTCGAGGAGATCAACAAGCTCAAACCGCGCGTCGTCACGCACGCCCGCGACCTTCGGAGGGCGCGGCGATGAGCATCGACCCGCGTTTCAAGGTCTCCGACAACCTTGGCTATCACCCGTGCGTGCCGCCCATGTTGCTGGGCCGCGCTCTCGACCGGCTCGACCAGGGCCGTGGGCCGACGCTGCGCGACCGCGTGGCCAAAGCCTTGGCCAACCTCCGCTGGAGGCTGGCGCGATGAGGACTGACCCACCGGAGAACGCGATTGCCGCGATGCTGCTGCTGACGGCGATCGCCATTGGGCTGGTGCTGTTTGTCGAGTGCATTGCCAAGGGACTGAGATGATTTACGAGGTAGACCAGTCCTACGGCAGCACGGTCCACAATGGCCGTGTTAGCCTCGGTTCCTCGAGCAAGTCCGCGGAGCGCAGTCCGTGGGAGTTGCTTGCCTGGGCGATCCTTGAGCAGGCCGTCGATGATCTCGTGCTGTTTTGCCGCTATGGGATCATAACGACCGAGGGGAAGTGCCTGCCTTGGCCGACCACGGTCAAGCGCCGGCTCAAGTGGACGAGCACCGGGCCAAAGTATTCTTGGGACCGGATTCCGCGGAACATCGCCACTTGCAAAGGGCCGAACGACCACAAGGAGTTGAGCGCTTGGTTGCTTTCCGACGAGGCGGTTGAGTTTTGCGATTGGATCGGCTGCCGCCTGCCGCCTGCGGAGATTTTTTGGAAGACCATTAAGAATCACGGAGGGCTTAACCATGTCGCATGAAATGGAGATGGAGGACTACATCCGCGCCAAAGACATGCAGATCGGCGCGCTCAGCGAGGAACTCCACCGGGAACGGATGAACGCCGAGCGGCTCGAGGCGGAGATTGCGAATCTCTACCATGCAGCGCAGAAGGCGACCCGCGACAACCTCAAGCTGCGGAAGCGTCTGCAAGCCTACATCGACGAGGCGGATGCCGAGATCCAACTGGCTGCGCTGCGACGGGCGGAAGCGGAGGCGCTTGAATTATGAATTTGTCGCAGGACAACACACCTCCTACGGGGAGAAACGCGGGGGCGGTGCCGGTTTGGGGACCGGCGCACGCCGCCCCCGCACATCCCATGACCGTGGGCGCGGTGGGCTTTGGACCTGCGTGGACCATGGAGGACTCGATGGCGGCCAGCATCGTGCGGCTGGAGTGCGAGAACGACGAACTGCGGGCGACCGTGGCGACTTGGGAGGTCGAGCGCGGCATCCTGATCCGCGAGCTCGAGCGACTGCGCGAGATGGTAGCCGACGAACGTGCGAAGGATGCAGCCTGCGCGGAGAAGTGCCGCGACAAATACGAGGCCGACCGCATCGGCGGGCACGATTGGAGCAACCGATGAGCCGCGAGATCCATTATTGCAAATGCGGCCAGTCGATTTTTCACGACATGACGGAGTGTGGCGATTGCGTCGAGAGCATCGTGGGCGTCATCGGCATTGACCCCGGCCCGGAGAAATCGGCGCGGGTCTTGTTTGATGGGCTGCGCGTAACGGTCGCGGAGATTTTGCCCAACGATGAACTGCTCGAAATTCTGGGCAGAGGCTTGCACGTCCGCGTCCCAATCTATTGTGAGCACATTGCCAGCTATGGCATGGCCGTGGGCGCATCCGTCTTTGAGACGTGCGTGTGGATCGGGCGCTTCATGCAAATTTCTCAACAGGCGGGAAGCCAGTTTTCCCGCGTGTTCCGCCGCGACATCAAGCTGCACCTGTGCAATTCGCCGCGGGCCAAGGACGGCAACGTCCGCCAAGCCTTGATCGACAGACTCGGCCCGCAGGGAACGAAGAAGGCTCCCGGCCCGACGTATGGCGTGAAGTCGCACGAGTGGGCGGCGTTGGCCGTGGCGGTTTACGGGTGGGACCAGATTTTTGGACGGCAAACCACTAACGGAGGGCCGCCCGCTTAACCCCAAAAAAAGACCGCGCCCAGGTTGCAGCCCGGACGCGGCGAATAACACACACAATGGAGACGAACCAAGAGAGCGTGTCAAAACCACGCAAGCAGATATGCAGCGCCCTCGTCAAGGCCCAGAAGGGCTTTGGCCCGGCGCTCAAGAGTAGCCAGAACCCGCACTTCAAGAGCCGCTATGCCGACCTGTCGGCCTGCGTTGAGGCGGTGGTCGAGGCGCTCAACAACAACGGCATCGCGCTAACTCAGCACACGCACCACGCCGAGCACGGCGTTTGTGTCGAGACGATCCTAATCCACGAGTCGGGCGAGGAGTTGAGCTTCGGCAAGCTCTTCGTGCCTTCAAGCAAGAATGACGCGCAGGGCTACGGCTCGGCGCTAACCTACGCCCGCCGCTACAGCCTCATGGCCGCGTGCGGCCTTGCTCCCGAGGACGATGACGGCAACGCAGCGAGCTCATCCGCCCCGCGCATCATTTCCAAGGATCTGGCCAAAGGCACCACGACTTACGCGGCCAGGCCGAAACCAACACCGCGCACAACGGACGAGTTTCCCGTGGAACGTCCGACCAAAGCAAAACCCGTCGAGGCCGACGATGACCGCATCCCGTTTTAACCAACTAACCAACAACCAACCAAACACACATTATGGCAATCCAACTCAAAATCGACGTTAGCAAAATCAGCAAGCCCGACCTCTACCAAGGCAAGAAGGGCATCTACCTCGACGCAATCCTTTGGGAGAACCGCGACGGGCAAAGCCAATACGGAGACGACGGCTACGTCACCCAGGGCATCAGCAAGGAGAAGCGCGATGCCGGCGAGCGCGGGCCGATCATCGGCAACTGGAAGCACATGGAGAAGAAGGCCGCGGCGCCGGTGAAGGCCGAGGCGGACGATGCAGCGGATCAAGACATCCCGTTCTGACCATGCGCTCCCTCAAATACGGAATTGCGGGCGTGTTCTACGACATGCTCGAGCAGGAGTATCGCGCGCAGGCCGCCATCGCGGGCAGTGACGCCAAGCACATACTCCCGCCGAAAACGCCGAGTCACTACGCGGCGCACATGGCGGGGGAAACCAAGCGCGAGCAGACCAAAGCCATGCTGCTCGGAACGATGGCGCACCTCGCCGTGCTCGAGCCGACCAAGCTCGACGCGGCTTTTGTGGAAAAACCCGAAGGCAAGGAAGGCGACTTCCGCACCAAGGAGGGCAAGGAGTGGAAAGCTAAGATGGGCGCCACGCCGATCCTTGACCAGGACGAGGCCCGCGCCGTGCGGGGAATCCGCGACAGCATCGCCGCGCATGATGCGGCAGAGGCGCTCTTGGCTGGTTGCGACAGCGAGGTGGCGATGTTTGCCGAGCATCGCACCGGGCTTTGGATCAAGGGCCGCGTCGATGCGCTGAAGGTCAAGTCGGACAACGAGGCTGTCATCGTGGACGTTAAGACGACGTCGGCGGGCGCGGACTACGGCACCTTCTCGCGGCAGGCGGCATCGCTCAACTACCACGTCAGCGCAGCTTGGTATTGCCATCTGGCGGGGCTGAACGGCCTGCCGCCGTGCCGCTTCTATTGGATCGCAGTGGAGACTGCCGCGCCTTACGCGGTGGTTGTTTACGAGATCCACCCGGACGCGCTGGATCTTGGCGTCGGGATGATGAATGACGCGCTTGAGTTGATCGCGCAGTGCGAGGACGCGGGCGTTTGGCCGGGCTACCAGGCCGAGGCGCAGTGTCTGAACTTGCCCGCGTGGGCTTACGGGAAGGCGGTGGCGGCGTGACCTGGCAGCCCGAACTGTCCTTCGGCCAGCCCGAAACGCACCGCCGCCCGACGCAGGCGGGCCGCATCCTCTCGCACCTTCGCGCAGGGAACAAGCTGACGGCCCTCGAGGCGCTGGAGCGTTTCCAGTGCCTGCGCCTGGCTGCTCGCATCCACGAGCTGCGCGACGCGGGCTGGCAGATCGAGGAGCGCACCGTGGAGACGCGGAGCGGGAAACGGGTGGCGGAGTATTACCTATGAAGCGCAGCCGCTGGCAGCCGAACCCTGACCGGTTCATCTGGAATAACAACGGCACCTACTGGCTGCGGTGGACGCCTTACGATCCGGTCTACAAGCAGGCGCGGATGGCGGCCAGCCTGGGGACGGCCGACCTCGAGGAGGCCCGGCGCAAGCGGGATGAGGTCTTGGGGAATTGGAATCGGAAGGAGGCGGCGTGACCGAGCAACTCGAACTCCTGCCGGCGCACCCGGACGAGCACCTGTTCCCTTACTGGCGCCAGCAGTTGGCCGCCTGGCCGTGCGATGTGTTCCAGTTCCGCAATATGCCCGAGACCACCGGCTGGTCGATGGCGACCCAAAAGATGTGCTTTGCTCGGTGGCTTTTCGGCGCCGGTGAGATGAGCCGCGCGGAGTTCTGGCGCTGGGCGCGGTTTAACCGGCGGGTGAGGCGGAGGGATGAGGCCGACATGACTTTTAGCAATTTGCCTACGGGCGAAACCAAGAAACACACAAACACAACACACACATGAGCAAGAACACGAAAGAAGAAAACGTGACGATCAAGGCGCCGTCAATATCGACAGCCGCTTTTAAGATCGTTGGCACATCACCCTACATCCAACTGCGATTCTCGCAAAAGGCCATCGAAACGATGATGGCGAAAATGGCGGCTGGATCGCAGGCAAACAAAAAGAAGGCCCGCGAGGCCCGCGATTTCGACGCGGACTTTGAGGCGGCAAAACACATTAGCACGGAAGGATGGTGCGGCATCCCGGCATCCGCTTTCCGCAACGCGCTTATCTCGGCCTGCCGTCTGGTCGGCTTCAAGATGACGCTCGCCAAGCTGTCGCTATTCACCGAGGCCGATGGCTTCGACATCGTGGACGCGGTGCCGCTCATCAAGATCGAGGGCGAGGCCGAGAAGCACATCATGCACGCGCGCAACGCCACGGGCGTCTGCGACTTGCGGGTGCGGGCGAAATTCTGGCCTTGGTCGGCCAACGTGCGCGTGAGCTACGACACCGACCAGTTCAGCGCCACCGATGTCGCCAACCTCCTGCAACGTGTCGGCCAACAGGTCGGCATCGGCGAGGGGCGCAACGACAGCAAAATGTCGGCCGGCATGGGCTGGGGCAACTTCACGCTGGCAACGGAATAGCAAAACGCTGCCATGAACAATTTCGCCACGGCCAACAATCCAACTGCTGCGCGCTCCGTGGGGCGCGTGAAGCCTACGCAGGCAAGGTTAGGCCGCGCGAGGTCTGGCGTGCCACGATCCGGCAACGCAGGCAAGGCGGGTCAAGGCTCGGCGTGGCTTGGAATGGGAACGCAGGCACGACGAGGCACGGTCTGGCTTGGCATGGTTTGGCCAAGCAACGCAGGCATGGCCTGGCGCGGCAAGGCTTGGCAAGGTGGCGCTCGGATTAGCGCGGCGCGGACAGGCAACGCAGGCAAGGTTGGGCAATGCGAGGCGCGGCATAATGCGGCGAAGCAGGCTTGGCTAGGCATGTCGGGGATCGGCAAGTCATGCAATGGCAACGCAGGTGTGGTTCGGCGTAGCACGGGTAGGCGGAGTATGGCAGCGCAGGCTAGGCGCGGCACCGCTGGGCTTGGCCTCGAGGGGCCCGGCAAGGCAACGCAGGCAGGGCAGAGCGAGGTTCGGCAAGGCTGGGCACGGCAACGCAGGCAAGGGCTGGCCAGGCGGGGCCAGGCAGGGCAACGCAGCGCAGGCGGCGATAGGCAGGTCCGGGCAAGACCGGGCGCGGCGAGGGGAGGCTTGGCATTACACGACACAAACCGGGGAGCGCGACCGGGGTATAAATTGCGCTCACTTTTTGCAGACAACAACAAAATAGAAAGAGAACCATGATTAGCCTATTAGAACCACAACGCGGGTCGCTGACCCGTAACGACGAAATCCGCAAGGAACTGACCGCGATCGCCGCGGGCAAACGGGGACTGACGCCGCAAAGCGTGCTGTCCGTAGCGAAGAACCCGCGCTCGCTGTTGCACAACTACTTCTGCTGGGATGACTCGGAGGCGGCGCGTAAATACCGGGAGTTCCAAGCCTACGAGTTGATCCGGCGAGTCAAAGTGACGATCGAGACTCCGGAAAACAAGACGCTGACCATCCGCGCGTTTTGGCCGGTGAAGCAAGTTGCAGCCGATGGCACGATCGACACGGCGAGCCGCGGATCGTATCTGCCACTGGCGGACGCGATGCAGAATGAGGCGGCCCTCGAGCAGATTGTGGCTGCGGCAAAGTCGGAGTTGCGGGCCTTTACGGTCAAATACTCGCAACTGGAGCGCGTGATGGAGATGAGCAACGTGTTCGAGGCGATCAGGGAGGTGGTCTAATCGCATGGCCGGCGATTGGATTAAAATGCGCTGCAATCTGGACACGGACCCCGCCGTGTTCCAGATGGCAGCGGCGCTCCAGATGGACGAGCTGGCCGTGGTCGGCCGGCTTTGGAAGGTCTGGGCGTGGGCTGATCAGCATATCGCAGATTGTAACGCTGTGAGCGTTACAACAAATGTGCTGGACCGCATCACGACCACACCGGGTTTCGCCGAGGCGATGCGAAAGGTGGGCTGGTTGGAGGGCCGCGAGGGCGCCCTGTCCTTCCCGCACTTTGACCGTCACAACGGCCAAACAGCTAAGAAGAGGGCACTTACGAAGAATCGCGTCGAGAAAACGCGGGGCGATTCTGTAACGCTCCCAGCGTTACAAGAGCGTTACCAGAGAAGAGAAGAGAAGAGTATAGATAGCACAGTAATGAGCGGGGTGGGGTTTGGGCTTGATGAGGTCGTCGAGGCCGGCAGACGCGCCAGCATCCCGGAGGACGTGTGCCGCGCCTACCACGACGACCGCGAGGGAGCGGGGTGGATGGACGGAAAGGGCCGGCCGGTGCGCTCGATGCCGCATGACTTGTCGGGATTCTGGCGCAAGTGGCAAAGCAACCGCAGCCAGAAGCAATTCGGCAACGGGCAGGTGAACGGCCACAACGGCAGCCCGAAGCCAACCGAGGGCGTGTGGCACCTTGAGAAGCGGATCGAGGCCGCGCAGAAGGAGATCGACCGCATCCAGGCCAACCCAGCGAACAAGGAGCAGGTGCCCGACTCGTTTGACCGGCGGCTTAAGGCCGAGCCGATGGCCAAGGTTAAGGCACTCAAGGCCAGCATCAGCGAAATGCGGCAGCGCATGGCGGGAGTGGAGGTGGCGGCGTGAGCGAATCCCTGCGCGCCTATATCGCCGGACGGGGCCTCGACGAGGTGGCCGTGATGAACGAACTCCAAGACCACGGCGTCATCTCCGACAATGCCGTGAGCGTTGCCGAGGTGGGTAATGGGGGTGTGGCTATTGCTTGGCTGGAAAAACGCGACCAGAGGGCCTTGCGGGCGCGGAAGGAGGCGGCATGATTGACATGAAACTCGCCCAAATGCTCGGAGGCGACCCCGCAGACCGTAAAGAGGCGAGCTATTGGCCCGAACACCGCGACGCGCCCGAGGACATCTTCTTGGAGCGGCTGGCTGAGTTGGCACGGGCCAGCGGAGAACAAGTGCCGGCCTTGGTCGGCAAGATGGCCGCCCAGGCGTTTCTGGCTGCATCGAAGGAGACGGACAACGATTCCACCCGGCACGCCCAACGGGAGGCCATTGTGCAATTCCTGCAACAGGCAAGGGAGGCGTCGGCTTGCCCTGATCTTCAATACTTTGTTGCCTGCTGGATGGCGGCCTTTGAGATGGAGGATAGGGACGAGGACAGGACGCAGACCACAATCGCCAAGCAGTTCAATGTGACGCGGGCGGCCGTGAGCAAGCGGGTCATTGAGATCCGCAAAGCGGCCAACCCGGGCACCATTGCCCGAAGCCAGAAGAGCATCGCGGCCCGAAAGACTTACGCCCTGAGACAACTGATCGTCGGGGGCACACGAACCAAGATCAACCTAACAACAACACAGAAGGAGACGGCAGACATATGGGCACAGAACTAACAACAGCAATCAGCGTGGAGCAGTTGCGCGCATTGGCCGAACGCATCCGCGAGGCCAAGGTCAGTGCAATCAAGGAAATGAAGACGGCCATCGAGGCCATGCACGAGGAGGGAACGCTTTTGGTGCAGGCAGAGATGGAGTTGGGCGCGGCCTTTGATGGGTGGGTGGATGGGCTGGCTGATCATGGCGTGGACCCGATGCAAGCCAGGTATTGCATGAAGATCGCCAAGAAGCACAAGGAGGTGAAGAGCCTGTTCGCCGATGCAAGCGCAGCCAAGCAGTTGGTGCTTTTCAACTTTGCGCCACCCACGCCACCCAAGGCTGAAGCCGAGAGGGTGGCCGATGTGCCGGCCTACACCATCACGGTGCGCTTCAACATCGACCCGATGGACGCGGCGTTTCCGCGCGCGCGGTTCTTGGCTGAACCGCAGGTGAAGAGCCTAGTGCAGGTGGTGCAGGAGCTTGAGGGGTGAAATAGCCCCGCCCCGTGGTCGGAAGTCTACTTGCAACCTACGACGCAAGTGCCCGATACAGATCGGTTTCTTCCTGCGAGCCTACAACCCTTGACAAAGGTTGTGGGTTGTGGGCAACGGGTTGTCACAGGGTCAAATCGCCAAGGCGTTAGGCATCAGCCAGCAGGCCGTCGCCAAGGCGGTCAAGCGCGGCATGCCTCTGACCAGCGTCGAAGACGCGATGGCTTGGCGCCGAGTTAACCAAAGCACCAAACGCACTAAGGCAAGCAGTGGGCCCACGCCTCGCCCTGAGCCGATCGGCCTGTCCGCCCTGCCGGAACTCTCCGACGACCTCGCCGTCACCGACAAGCTCCGCCGCATTGCAGTCAAAGATTTCGAGAACGCCGGCACGATCCAGGAACGCTCGGCCGCCAGCCGCACCGTGAAGGACGCCGAAGAGGCCCACGAGATCCGAAAGCGCGACCTGGTCCGCTCCGAGCAGGAAGCCCAAAACCTCATGCACCGCGACCAGGTGCAGACCGTCATTGCCGAAGAAGTCGGCAAGCTCCGCGCTCTCCTCGAGGCCATGCCCGGCGCCCTCGCTATGGCCGCCAACCCCCACGACCCCGAGCTTGCCCGCGACGCCGTGGCCGACTACCTCGAGCAGGTCTTCTCGACCTTGAGCAACACCGGCCATGCGCTGCGAGTGGATTCCAGATAGCCGCGAGAAGGCCCTGGCCATGTGGCGCCAGCAATGGGTGCCGCACCCGCGGCAGTCCGTCACCGAGTGGGCCGAGGCCAACCTCTCCTTCTCCTCCCGCTTCACGTCCTCGCCCGGGCCCTTCCGCGTCCGCAGCTACCCCTACATGCGCGAATGGCTCGACTGCTTCCATCCCGCCAGCGGCGTCCGCTCCATGGCGCTCCTCTGCGGCGCTCAGGTGGCCAAGTCGACCGCCATCCAAGTCGGCATGGCCTACCGCCTCGTCCGCGCGCCGGCCCCGGCACTGTGGGTGCTCGACACCCAAACCAACGCCCAATCCTTCTCCGAGTCCCGCTGGCAAGTGATGATCGACGACAACGAAGTGCTCCGCGCCCAACTTCCGCGCAACAAAGACAAATTTAAAAACCTCGACCAGGCGTTCCAGCGCATGCACCTCTGGTTCATCGGCTCGAACTCCCCCGGCAACCTCGCCGGCCGCTCCATCTCGCTCCTCTGCTTAGACGAGGTCGACAAATACAAAACCAAAACCAAGCAAGAAGCCGCTGCCGTTCAACTCGCCGTGCAGCGCGTCGCCTCGTTCCCGATGCACCTCATCGTGATGACGAGCACGCCGACCACCCAGGAAGGCTCGATCTGGAAAGCCTGGCTCGAAGGCGACCAGCGCCGCTTCTGGCTCCCGTGCCCGCACTGCTCCGCCATGACCCTCCTCGCGTGGCCCATGATGAAATGGGACGACGCCGCCAAACTAGACGACGGCACCTGGGATCTGAAGCGCGTCCGCGAGACCGCACGCCTCGAGTGCCCGCACTGCGCCGGCCATCTCACCGACGCGCTCAAGACCAAGATGCTCCGCGCCGGCGAGTGGCGCGCCGAGAACGCCAACGCCCTCCCGGGCCACCGCAGCTACCACCTCTCCGCCCTCTACTCCGTGCGCCGCAGCTTCGGCGCGTTGGCCGTCAAATTCCTCCAAGACAAATCCTCGCTCATGGGCCTGCAAGATTTCGTCAACAGCATCCTCGCCGAGCCGTGGGAGGATGCCATGACCGACGAAAGCCGCCCGCTCACCATTGGCGAATATCATCTCCGCGCCGCGCCGGAGGAGGGCACCGCCCGCATCATGGCCGTCGACGTCCAGCAAGACTGCTTCTACTTTGCCTGCCGCGCCTTCGCCAAAGACGGCAGCAGCCAACTCATCGACGAAGGCCGCCTCACCACCTGGGCCGACCTTGAATTCAAAGTCCAAGAGCTCGGCCTCGACCAGCAACGAAACATCGGCGGAACCATGGCCAAACTCGTCGTCGTCGACTCCGGCTTCCGCACCGACGAAGTCCTCGACGTCTGCCTCCGCAACCGCTACATCCCGGCCAAAGGCGAAGACCGCGCGGACGGCTACGGCGTGAAATTCGGCAAAACCCTCCGCAAAGCCATCAGCGTCTTAAAGCCCTACCGCCGCGGCTACTTCCTCATGCTCTTCAGTTCACCCGCCGCGCAAGACGTCCTCGAGTGGCTCCGCGGCGGCAAAGGCCCCGCGTGGACCGTCGCCGCCGACGCCAGCGAAGAATACAAAGCCCACCTCGACTCCCACCGCAAAGTCGTCAAACGCTCCCCGCTCACCGGCCGCGAGAACTACATCTGGAAACAGATCGGCCGCCGTCCCGACCACATGCTCGACTGCGAGCTCATGATCCTCGCCCTCGCCGAATACGGGAACATCATCAAGCCGAAGTTGGACGCCGTAACAGAGTAAAACAGGGGGTCAAAAAAAACTTTCAAAAAGGTGAAACTTTTCCTTGCATACTCAAGCGGCTGGCGTATTATGAACACTGTGAACACTGTGAACACGAAAAACACTCAATGGATCAAAAAAACCGCACAGATTTTTGGCATCAGCTTTGATGCCGCAAAAGCCATGTGCGACAAAGCAAACGAACGCAATACCAAGACGCACACGGCGGGCAAATGCTTGGCCGAGGCCGTGCAGTCTGGCCTTGCTCTTCGCGGCGGAATTGCCAACGCGAGCGCCTTTGCAAAATAATGAAAGCCATTATTGATCCCGATGGCGGATACAACGTCTTGTTAGAGACAAAGGAAGAAGCGGAATATCTGATGCGAAGCGCCATGTTCGGAACTCGTTGCCCGTTCTTTTGCAGGAAGTGCGGAATCTTTTTTGATTCACCGAAACGAACACAAGAATGCGCGCAATGCAAAAAACTAATGGAAAAAGTATCTCGCTTGCTTGATGAAGAATGCCTTCGATACGGCGGGCCTTGGGATCAATGAACTGCCCACACTGCAATAAGACCCTGCCCGCGCACATCGTGGACACCCGCGCCACTGGCAGCAAGGGCGGCAAGGTCAAGTCGCCGCTCAAGGCCCGCACCCGCGAGCAGGCGCAAGCTGCGATCCGGGCGCGGTGGGCCAAGTATCGCGCCAAGCAAAAGCAGGCCAAGCAAACTTCTTAGCCGTGCAATAACGGCAAATGAAGTTGCGGCTGTGTAATTTTGCCGTTTTTGCTTTTGTTGGCTATCGCCTCAAGCGGTTGCAGGTTTTGCCAGTTCATCGCCAAGGCAAGCTGCCTTCCGTCTGAGAGATCAAAAGCGCAAAGCGGAACAATGTGGTCAACGTGCCAATAGCTTCCGTAGTTGTCCCAATTCATGTGCCTATCAAAGAGCGACTCCAAATGCTTACGCAAAGCGTCTAAAGAACATCCGATAAGCGCCAGAGTTGGCGCCTGTTTGGATTTACCAGCAAGCAAAGAGCAAAGACGGGCGCGCAAGTGCGATGCCATGCGGAACATCGGGTCTGTTCTTCTTTTCACGCGAGTATAGTTGGCGCGCTTTTTTCTTTGCGCGGTCAGACGCTCAGAATCAGCAAAAACTTTATCTCTCCATTTTTTGCGCCAGCCAATCCGGCGAGCCATTAGCTGTGGATTCAGCTTGTCGCGCTTGTATCTTTTCTTTGAAAGTTCTCGCTTTCGCTCAATAAACGATGGGTCGTTTTCTTTGTTTTTGTGGTAGAAACGAGTTGCGGACTCAAGTTTGCGAGCAGGGTTTTTGGCGTAATTCTTTCTGTCCCTTGCGCGGATATGCTCTCCTATCCGTTGCTGCCTAAGAATGCACCTCTGGCGATCTTTCTCCAAAAAAGCAGCATACTTTTCAGAGTCTTGCTTAAGACGCGCAAGCCACTCACGCCTTGATTTTGCAGCCTTTGCGCGCCGAATGGCGTCCTTGTCTGCGACATCCGGTGACATTACAGTTGGGTCAGCTTCATTCATGTTTGCTCATGTTTGAGGTTAGATGGCGGGACGAGTTGGACCTCGTTTCGCCATCGCCATTTATAGGCTTTCTACAGAGAATGTCAAACGCGCTCCTTTGACACAATCAAGCGGAATAATGACTCCGCGCTCGTTCGTTTTTTCTGTTTGGGTGGCAAACAACAAAGAAGCGGCCAAGACGGTTAGCGCGCTTGAGGCCATCGCCTCCAATAATTTTGCCGTCGCCAAAGAAGGCGGCAAGGTCATCACCTCAGTCTCAATGGGGGGCAAGAGCTACTCTTTCGCGCTCCCGCCCGACCAGACCGCCGGCACCGTCGCCGAGCTCGCCTTCTACGCGTGGAAGCAAATCAAAGACCTCTCCGCTGCCGACCTCGAGCTCTGGCTCACCCGCAAGACGAACAAGACCACCATCGCCGCCTTCAACTACCCGCTCACATGAAACTTGCCGACCGCTGGAAACTCGTGACCCGCGCCTTCAGCCCGAAGGCCCAGAGCTACGACGCCGCGCGCCCCTCCATCCAGCGCCGCTTCCCCTACAACGCCACCGCCGTCGACAGCCACATCGACGTCTCCGGCGCCGACCGCGAGCGCCTGATGAAACTCTCCCGCTGGGTCTACAACAACATGCCCTTCGTCCGCGGCCTCATCAGCGAGAAAGCCCGCTACGCCACCGGCACCGGCATCCGCCCGCAAGCCCGATCTGGCGACGAAGCGTGGGACAACGCCGCCGAAACCTTCTTCGACCAATGGTCCCGCGTCGCCGACATTCAAGGCCGCTACACCTGGCGCGAAATGCAGCGCATCGCCTCGGTCGCCATCGACCGGGACGGCGAAGTTTTCTTTCGCGCCACCGCGCAGAGCACCGGCTACCCTGCGCTGCAACTCATCCTCGCCCACCGAATCGGCGACGCCCGCTCCTCGATCTACGAGCCGAGCAACCCGCAGGCCCGCGAAGGCGGCCAGAACATCATCGATGGCGTCGTAGTCAACGACCAACTCCGCCCGATCTTCTACCGCCACCTGATCGGCGACGGCATGGACGCCGCCCAACGCTTCGAGGACATCCCCGCGCAGCAACTCATCCACGTCGGCGAGGCATCGCAAGGCGACGAGCTCCGCTACGTCACCCCGCTCGCCCCGTCCATCAACCACCTCCGCGACGTCTCCGACGCCGTCAGCTTCGAGAAGATGGCGCTGAAGATTTCCTCCTACATCGCCCTCGCCATCAAGTCCTCGAACCCCCAGGGCGCCGACTTCTTTGGCGAGTCCACCGCCAGCGTCAACACCCAGGACAACAGCGAAGTCACCGTCGAAAGCCTCGGCAACGCCGGCGGCGCCATCCCCCGCCTCGGCCTCGGCGAAGACTTGATCTCCTGGACCTCGAACCGCCCGTCACAAAACTTCCGCGAGTTCTGTGACGTCCTTCTGCGCGAAGTCTGCCTCAACATCGGCGTCCCCTGGGAATTCGCCGCCCGTCCGGCCGACGCCGGTGGCGCCGCCCTCCGCGCCGTTCTCGTCCGCGCCCAGCGCACCTTCGAGCAACGCCAAGCCCTTCTCATCGACCGCCTCTGCTCCCGCGTCTGGGCGCACACGATTACGCTGGCAATGCAGCGCGGCCTCCTGCCGCAAAACGAAAACTGGTGGCGCGTCGAGTGGCAACGCCCGGCCGCCGCCTCCGTCGATTACGGCCGCGAAGCCGCCGCCAACTTGAACGACGTCCGCGCCGGCCTCCGCACCTACAGCGAAGACTACAGCGAGCGCGGCCTTGAGTGGAAAGACCAACTCCGCCAGCGCGCCGTCGAGGCCAAGTATCTCGCCGACCTCTCCGCCGAGTTTGGCATCAGCGCCGACAGCATCGCCACGTTCAATCCCAACCCCGCGCCGGTCACACCCGCCGCATTGACACCGCCGCAAGCGCAATGAACCCGACGTGGTATGCAATTTCAGCGCCCCGCAACAGCGAAGCCGAAGACAGCGGCATCGAAATCTCTATTTATGACGAGATCGGCTTCGGAGGCGTTACGGCAAAGAATTTTGTCGCGGATCTTCGCAAGCTCAAAGACCAGCACATCCACCTCCGCATCAACAGCGTCGGAGGTTCCGTCATCGAAGGCGCCGCCATCTACAACGCCCTCCGCCGGCACAAAGGCGGCCTGACCGTCCACGTCGACGGCCTCGCCGCCTCCATGGCCTCCGTCATCGCCATGGCCGGGGAGGAAGTCCTCATGGCCGGCAACTCCATGCTCATGATCCACAACCCCTGGTCCATGGCCATGGGCGACGCCGACGACCTCCGCAAAGAGGCCGACGTCCTCGACAAACTCAAAGCCACCCTCGTCAACGCCTACGTCCGCAAGACCGGCCGCGAGCGCGGCGAGATCGAAGCCATGATGGACGAGGAAACTTGGCTCGATGCCACCGAAGCCCTCGGCATGAATTTCATCGACGGCATCGAAGACGACCTCGAGGCCGCCGCCTCCATCACCCCCGAGCAGGCCCGCGCCCGCTTTGACAACTTCTCCAACTCTATGCGTAAACCCGCGAAATCCCGCAAGGCCGAGGAAGCCGCTCCCGAAGTCGTGGAGCCCGCCGTCGACACGCCCGTCACCGACGAGGCAGTTGACATCTCCGAGGAAGTTATGAACGCCGAACTCCAGGCCAAAGTTGACGCCCTCCAGGCCGACCTTGCCGCCAAAGTCGAAGCCGAAGCCGCCCAGGCGCAAGCCGCCGAGGACACGGCCAAAGAACTCGAAACCCTCAAAGGCGAGATCGCCCGCCTCTCCGCCGAAGTCGCCACCCGCGACGAGGAGATCACCGCCCTGCGCGCCGACTCCAAGACCGCCGGCGAGCAAGCCGCCGCCATCGTCGCCGCCGTCGGCCTCGAGCCCGTGGCCATCGTCAGCCCGGAGCCGGAACTGACCGCCGCGCAAATCTTCAACAACCTTTCTGGCGCCGAAGCCGTCGAATACTACCGCACCCACAAGCGGGAGATCATGGCCTCCGTCTACTAAACCCAAAAACCAAAAACTCTTATGGCAACCCTGAATTCGTCCCTGAACGATAAACTCATCGCGCAAGCCGCGCTTGAGTCCTTCACCGCAGACCTCGAGCCGCTCTCGATCTTCACGACCTCGTATTCCAACGAAGTCGTGCGTCGTGGCGCGTCCGTCGAAGTTCCGCTCATCGCAAACCTCACCGCGACCACCTTCGCCGATTCTTACGAAGCGGATGGCGGCACGATGAACAAAGTCACGATCAACGTGGACACCCACCGCATCGTGACGGTTTCACTGTCCGACACCGAGTATTCCAAGTCCTCGGCTGCCGAGATCACCAAGTTCGCTACCCAGCAGGGCAAGGCCCTCGCGCAGTCGGTGCTGACTTCGTTCTACAACCTGTTCGTCACCACGGCTGGTTCCGCCGCGCAGTTCAGCGCCACGCTCACCAACCTCTCGGCCTTCACGATCACCAACGCCCGCGCCCTCCGCAAAGCGTTGAGCGACGAGAAAGCCCCGTTGACCGGCCGCGCCCTCATCCTTAACACCACCCTCTACGACAGCCTCCTGTCCCAGAGCGGTCTGTTGGATGCCAGCGCCTTCGGTGCTCGTGACGTGATCTCGGAAGCCCGCGTGCCCCGCATTTTGGGCATGTCTGCTTACGAGTCGCTGATCTTGCCGACCAACAGCATCAGCTTGGCCGCCATGGCCGTTCACCCGAACGCCGCCGCCATCGCTGTCCGCGCCCTCGAGCCCCAGGCTCCCAGCGAATACTTGGCCGCCACCGTGGTCAACGATCCGCAGAGCGGCCTGACCCTCGGCTACCGCCGCCACTACAACCCGAGCTCGGGCAAGCACTTCGTCTCCTTCGAGTGCGTGTTCGGCGCCTCCCGCGCCATCACCGGCGCCGCGAAGCTGGCTCTCGGAGCGTAGTTCGTCTCCAACTCATAACACGAAACCCCCGGCCCGCGCCGGGGGTTTTCGTTTGTTGACAAACCATCTCCGCGCGAGATGGAGAAACAAAGCCCGCGCGAGCAGATCGCGCTTTGCGTCATCGTGGGGAACGAGCCGAAGCGGCTCGACAAATGCCTCACCCTCTTCGCCCCCGCCGTCAGCGAAATGGTCGTTGTCCACGCAACCGGCGCCGAGGCCAAGAGCATCAAAATTGCCGAGGTGTGCCAGAAGCACGGCGCGACCTACGATGTCTATGCCAACGCCCCCGGCAACGAATGGCCTCACGTCGACGACTTCGGCGGCGCCCGCCAGCGGTCCTTCGACCTCGCCAGCAAGCCTTGGGCGCTGTGGGTAGACGCCGACGATACGCCGGGACCAAACTTCGCATCCGCCCTCCACGAGTTGCTCGAGAAGCACGGCGAGAACTTCGACGCCTTCGCCCTCTACCACAACGTCGCCGGCCGCGGCATCGCCCACAACATCCGCGAGCGCCTTGTCCGCCGGGACAAAGGCAAATGGGTCAACCGCATCCACGAGAACTTCCAACTCGCCCCCGACGCCCGCATCGCCAAGTGCGACGAGCCGATCGTGGTGCACTTGCCCGACGATGAGCCCAAGCAGGGCAGCAATCGCAACCTCACCATCCTCGAAAGCATCCCCGAGGCCGAGCGCACCGTCAGCGAACTCTATCACCTGCATGGCGAATACATGGGCGCCGGCCGCAAGAACGACGCCATGGCCTTGGCAAAGCAAGCCCTCGCGCACCCCGACCTCAAGCCCACCGAACGCTACGAGCTTTGCCTCAACATCTGCGAACTGGCCCGCCCGCCCATCCTTGAGACCGGCACCCCCGAGCACACCGCCATGCTCACCGCGCTCCACAGCGCCTACCGCACCCAGCCCAACCGCCGCGAAGCCTTGGCCCTCCTCGGCGCCATGCACCTCGACCTCGGCGACTTGGAAAGGGCCGAAGCCTATTTGCGCTGCATGATGGCCCTCCCGCGCCCCGCGGAAAAACCCTGGACCCACCGCGACGGCCTCTACGGGTGGGCAGGGGAAACCCTCTGGACGCAATTTCTCCGCATGATCGGCGACCTCGACAAAGCCGACGGCATCGAGCGCGCCCGGCTCCAGGCGCAAAAGGAACCCACCATCAGCATCATCCATCCGACCCGCGGCCGCCCCGAGCAAGCCGCCGTGGTGCGGAAGATGTTTTTGGACAACGCCAAAAACCCCGAACGCATCGAGCACATCTTCGGCCTGGAAGCCGACAGCCCCGACTTCCCCATCCTCGGCCGCTTCCGCCACGCCACCTCGCCCGCGGGGAATCTCGCACAAACCAACTGCGTTGCCGCCGCCAACGCCGCGGCCCGCGCCTCCACCGGCGACATCCTCATCTACGCCCAGGACGATCTGGCCCCACCACCGCTGCATTGGGACGAAGCCATCGTGCAAGCCCTGGGCGGCGACGTCCGGCGCCCCGCCATGGTCTCCATCGGCGACGGCGTGCGCGACGACGAATTGCTTTGCACGCCCTGCCTCACCCGTCCCGCGGTCGAGGCCCTCGGCTATGACGGCGGCCTGTATTTCGACGGCTACCGCTCCATGTTTGCCGACACCGAACTGACCTGGCGTGCCGTGAAAAACAAATGGCTGGTGTCCTCCGGTCTGGTCATCCGCCACTTGCACCCCACCGCCGGCGGCCCCGACCACGAAACCACGGCGCGCAGTAACTCGGTGGAAAACTACCGCCAAGGCTTCGACCTCTTTTGCCGCCGCAACCCCGACTACCTCGAGGCCAACCCCAGCTTTGTCCCCGACACCGAGGCCATGTTCGCCGCCGCCGCGCATGATAAAAAACGCTGATATTCTCTATATCGGCGAGGAACCAGCCTCGGTCGCCGCCCACGCTTTCGCCCAACTCCAGCGCGCCGGCTTGGCCGTCAATCTGATCGACTTCCCGCAGCAACCCGACGACGTCCTGCGCTTGCTGCAAGACTCGCCGGCCGACGCCATCGCGCTCTATTCGCCCTTCCAGCTTCGCAACTTCATCGGCACCCACGGCGAAACCCTCCGCACCCTCGGCAAGCCGGTCATTTCCATCGTGCCCGAATACACCTGGGGCAACAGCTTCCCCGGCTACCGCGACTTCGAGGAGTACGACGACTACGCCGATTTCTACATCTGCTGCCAAAGCAGCGACACCGAACAGATGCGCCGCCTCGGCCGCCACGCCGAGACCATGCCCTGCTGGGTCGCCACCGACACCTTCCGTCCCGGGCCCCCGCTGGCCGAGCGCATCCAGCGATTTTGTTTTGTCGGCCACGTCAACGACTACTGGCCCGGCATTTACAGCGAGCGCCGCCGCCTGCTCGGCGCCCTGCAAGCCCGCGGCCTCATCGACATCTTGAACATCCCGCGCCACGCCAGCACCGCCTCGCTCGTTGCCGACGCCTACGCCAAATACGCCGGCGTGTTCTGCCCGCCCGCCAACGGCAAAGGCCACAGCATCCGCGCCTACGAAGCCACGGCTTGCGGCGCCCTCATCGTTGAGGTGCAGCCGCTCGACCCCGACGGCGAGCACTTCAAAGACCGCTTGCACCGCTTGGCCCTACCCGAAGGCATCTCCGGCGACGACCTCTGCACCTGGGTCGAGGATCTTCGTTTTCCCGATTGGCAGGAAGTCGCCACCCGCGGCCGCGACTTTTGCCGCGCCCGGCTTAACCCCTGCGAAGTCTGGCGCTCCATCTTCGCCGCCGCTGACAAGGCGCTCTAACCAATGTCACAGTTCGCCCAGGCTTACACCGCAGCCTCGACCGAGGCCGTCGGCACAATCCGCGACCAGATCGAGTATAGGGAGCGTTGCTACCTTGCCGTCGTCGGCGAGGAAACCTACGGCAACACCCTGGGCGAGGGCGGCTTTGAAGCGGCGAGGGGACTTACCGCCACCGTCCTCAAAGCCGGCGCGCCCACCTTCCGCTTGGGCGGCATCGTCAAATATGACGGCCGACGCTACCGCATCACCGGCATCGACACCGACACCGCCACCATCGACCTCACCCTGCAATCGCCCGACACCCCATGAGCGCCCCCGCTTACAGCCTGGAGGAATCCCTCGAGCGCGCCATCGACACCGTCCTGACCGCCGACAGCAACCTCGCCGCCTGCCGCATCACCTCGGCCGACGAGTCCGACGAGGACAGCCTCCCGATGATCGCCATCCGCGCCGAGAAACTCGACGAGCTCGTGCTTGGCATGCAGACCTGGAACGCCCGCGTCATGATCACGCTCACCACCTCGGCCGACGAAACCCCGGACGAAGAACGCGCCGAGCGCCGCCTGCCCGATAGCGAAGACGACGACGAAGGCGCCGCCGGCTTTAAGGAATTGTGGCACGACCTCTGGGCCAACGTCGACGGCCCCAACTTCGTCACCAACCTCAACGCCACCGACCTGGTCAAAGTCTGGGGATTGGAGTTCGACCCCGTATCCTATGAAAACGAAACCCGCAGCTTCCGCCGATCCATCAACTTCCGCCTCTGGGTCAACGAAGCCTACCCGACTCCCTGACCTCGGCCACGCCCGCTGGCAAGCCGACGACTCTGGTGCCCTGCACCTCGTGCGCTTGCCCGGCTGGCCCGAGTGCCTGGCCGACAAAGCCATCGCCGCCACCATCGAGGGCGCCGTCTACGAAGGCTACGAGCAGGAGCAAGGCCAGCGCACCGGCCTCTACCGCCGCCCGTAGACAGGCTACTTGCCCGCAAACCTGTCTCGCTTTCGGCTATTTTCAGCAGCCCACATGGGCTGCATGTTTTTAAGACCGAAGGCTTTTTTCTGCTGATCCGGATCAGACAGATCAAACCACGCCAACGGGAATACGTGGTCAACATGCCACCCGCTTCCGTAATTGTTCCAAGTCATGCCCGGTTCAAATTGGCTCTCCAAGTGGCGACGAAGCTGCTCTACCGTGCATCCCAAAAACTCAAAAGTCTTCTTAATCTTTCGGATGCCCATCAGCGCCGCATAAATGCGGCACCGCATGGCTTTTTTCAGCCTATATTCGGGGCTGGTTGCCCGCATTTTTTGGTCATGCCTTTTAAGCGTGGCCCGCACTTTGCCTCTGTTTTCACGGACCCATCTAACTTGGTTTTGCCTAACCCGACCGCGGTTTTGCTCTTGCCATTTTTGCGCGTTTTCTTTGTGGCGATCTGGGTTTTGAAGCCTCCAAGCCCGATTTGTTAAGCGCCTCCGCTCTTTGTTTTTTTCGGCCCAGCGGCTGTTTGCCCAAAGTTTGTTGTCCCATGCTTTCTGCGTAAGCCACAGCTCGTCCCAGACATACGAGCCGTCTTTCTTTTCGCGAAGCAGATACGAGTAAAACAGGCGGCCATCAGCCCGCTTTGTGCCGCGCTTGATTTCCGGAACAGGTTTAGGCACGTTGGCCTTAGTCTTTCGCATAAGTAGATATGTGAAGGGTTAAGCGGCAGCTTGGACGCCAATCCTTGCTGCCGCTGTTTTTTTACCAGAACAGAGGAAGCCGGTCAAACGGGTTGACAACGCGCCCATAACAAATGAGCGCAACCATAGTCGGCCTGACTTCTATCACCTTCGGCGGATCGGCAGAAACCGTCGCCGTCTTCACCTCTTTCTCCCAAACCTCCGACAGCGAGAAGACCACCGTCGTCGATGAGGACGGCGATTTTGTCGCCGCGGCCTATCACGGCAAGAAGAGCGTCGCCTCGATGAGCGGCTACCTCAAATCGACCACCCCGACCATCGGCGCCAGCGTGACCTTGGCCAACGCCACCGCCGGCCTCGGCGGAGTCACCGGCACCTTCTTCGTCGATAGCGTCAGCGTCAGCCGCGCCCCGAACGACTTCCAGCAGGTGACGATCGGCGCGACCAACCACGCCTTCTAACCCACCGCGCCCGCCGGGCGCTTAGAGATCGAGATTATGCAAGCCAGTTACTACGCTACCACCGACACCAAGGTCGCCTCGTGCCTGTGCACCGTCGGCGTCACCCTCCGGCAGCAAGACCCCATCAGCCGGGTTATCCAAAAGGGCAAGGAGACCACCCACTTCTGGTTCTCCTGCGACGGCGCCGGCGGAATCCCGACCGGCAGCATCGTCGAAGCCATTGTCACCAGCCAAGAGGCGTGCGAGGAATTGCGCGACCAGCTACCGGATCTGCCAGGAGCTCGGGCGGCTCTCTACAACAGGGAAATCCTGCTGGACGTCATTTTTAAGAAAACCAGACCCTTGGTCATGGTTAATCTGCCGCAAGGCGGCGTCATGCTTGCCGACAAGCAGTTGGACGCAAAGACGAAACGCGACTTGGCTCAGTTAATTTATTAACGCGGCCCGCCAGGCTATTTTTGCGTTTTTTCGGAGATTGTCCTGTTTTGTAAGCGGCTGAAGGTTTGAGTAATGGAAGGCCCATCTCTGCTGGTTTTCATCGTCTAAATCGAACCAAGCTAGCGGGATTATGTGGTCAGCGTGCCAATAGGTTCCAAAGTTTTCCCAAGTCATGCCTGGCTCAAATTGAGCTTCTAAATGCTCCTTAAGTTGGCACGTCGTGCATCCGACAAGCCGCACCGAGTTGAGTTCCTTGCGGCCACGAAGCAAGCCCGCAAGCCGGCTTCTGGTAGTTTTGATTAGGCGAAAAACAGGATCGGACGCTCGCCTGCAAGCCTCGTATTTCTTGGTGTAACTTTTTAAGTGCGCCTTATTGGCAACTCGCCACTTTTGCCCCGTTGCCATTGTTTTCGCGTAACTCTGTGGGCTGACCCAAATTTCGCGGCGTTTTACTGTTCCAGATTTTAGACTCTCCCTGCGATAGCCCCAAAAAATAAAGCCGTCCTTGCGCCTATCACCCCTCTTACGCCTCTCGTCTTTGCTTAAATCTGTCACAGAAAAAGTGTAGCAACAGACAATGCCGCGTCAAACGCGGGCGCCCGCAAGTTCTTTTGACAGCGCCCCGCGGGCGATATGGATATTGACCCGGAAAAAAGAGACGTGCTGCTCGAGGCTTCGGCCCTTGGCGGCGAGGAACAAATTGCTGGCATCACCCTGCGGCCTGTCACGGCCGCGACCTGGAGTCTGCTGACGCGGCTCAAAAACAGCTTCGTCACGGGCGAGCCCGACGGCGACTACGCCTTCGCGGTGTATTCGTTCATCTACCTGCACTCCATGCCCATCACCGACATCCGCCGACGGATTGCCACCTTGGACGACCTGCGCGCCGACGTCTACGAGTGGATGGACAAGCAGGCGCCGGCCGACATGTTTGCCTTCACGCCGTGGATCACCGGCCAGATGGAGCGCGTGGCCGCCACCATCACGCAAAGCGCCAGCGTGGAGCCTACTGCTGACGGCCCAAAAGCCTAAAGGCCCGACCGGCTTGGCAGCTTTGCCTGGCCGCGCGGGTCGCAAAATACGGCATCTCCATCGACCAGGCGATATGGCACTTGCCTTTGGCGGCGCTCAACCAGCTTCTGCTCTGGGACGACATCGCCTCCGGCCGCGTGCCGCGCTGGGCCGATAGCGGAGAAACCGGAGCCGCCAGCATTGACACCCTGCTCGCCGACGCGCTGACAGGCGGCGTATAGCGTGCAGGTCAAGGTCACGCCAGACGAAAAAGCCGCCCGCCGGTTCCACTCGGCCATGCTCGAGCTACGTCGCATCAGCGGCAAGGACTTCGAGACCGTGATGAAAGCCGAGCTCGGGGCGATGCTGGCCAGCGCCGTCCGCTCAACCAAGAAGGCCACGGTCAAAAGCATCCAAGGCTCGCACGAGAAGCGCCCGGGCTCGCAATACACCTTCAACTACGCCGGCCCCGAAAGCCGCAGCGGCAAAACCTATTCGGCCGCCGATGTCGCGCGCGCGCAGACCCGCGCCGCCCAGCGCAGATCCAAAGGCAAGAACGGCAAGCTGGTCTACTACTTCAGCCGCAGCAACGAGCCCAAAGCCTACCCGTCCTGGCTGTGGCGCCAGATCCAAGAGCAACGGGCCAAGTCCCTGCAAAACAAACTCAAGGCCCGAGGGCTGGCTGCCTCGATGTTCGTCAAGATCGGCGAGGGGCTGGGCATCCCGGTCAAGGCGCCGGCCTATCTTCGCACCGCCGCGCACCACCGAAAGGGAGAGATGCGCCAACTTCTCGAGCTCACCAGCAAAGGTAGCGGCAACAAATACGAGGTCGGATTCGTTAACAATCTCGGCTACCTCAACCGCTGGGCGCAGGCCGGCACGGCCTTTCGCAAGGCGCTCAATGCCCGCGCCAATTTTTTTGGCCAAGCGGTCAAGCTCGCCGCCCAGGGCAAGATCAAGAAGACGCTCGATCGTTATCCCGGTCTGGCGTCTTGACACTTGGGCGCAAGGCAAATGGCCGGAGAAGCAATCAGATTTAATGCCTCGCTCAACACGGCGGGCTTTGATAGCGGCGCCAAGAACCTGCAAAACTTGGCGGCCAACGCCAGCGCCGGCATCACCCGCCACTTTGGCAAGATTGCCGCGGCCGTCGTCGGTATCGGCGCAGCCTTCATCGGCGTCCGCGCGGCCGTCCAGGCGTTTAACGCCGCGGTCGCCATGGGTGGCCAACTCAACGACCTTTCTGCCCGAACCGGCGAAACCGCCGGCAACTTGGCCATCCTTCAGCGCGCCTTCGAGAACGCTGGCGCCGGAGCCGAGTCCGTCGGCCCGACCATCAACCGCCTTCAGCGGGCCATCGTCGAAGCAGGCGAGGGTGGCAAAGAGCAAGCCGAAGCCTTCGGCAAGCTCGGGCTCAACCTCGAGCGCCTCAAAGACCTTACCCCGACCGAGCAGTTGCAAGCCGTGGCCGGTGCGCTACAAGGCGTTGGCAACGACTCCGACCGCAGCGCCATCGCCATGCAGCTTCTCGGCCGCAGCGGCGGCGAATTGCTTCCGCTCCTGCGCGCCATGGGCAGCGAACTCGATGTGGCCCGCAAACAACTGGGCAGCACGCCGCAAGTCATGGACCGCGTCAGTGCGTCTTTCGACACAATCGGCGACAACTTTGCCGCAATTGGCGAAAAGGGCAAAGAGTTCGCCGCGGGCTTGCTCGAGCAAATCGCCCCAGCCTTGGTCGATGTGACCACTCGCCTGGCTAACATCGACGCCGCCGGCTTTGGGGCAAAGCTCTCCGAATACGCGGCCTCCACCCTGGCATGGTTGACCGAGACCTTTAAGCTCGGCACTGCGCTGAGTCAGATCGAGATAGCTATCAAAGCGATCACCGAAGGAGAATTTGGCGACGGGTTGTCGCTCATGTTTATGACCGCCCGCAACACGGCGCTCAATGCAATCAATGAAGTGGTGGCCATGGCCATGGCTGCGGTGCAGACCGCAGGAGAAGCCATGCGGTCTCTTTTTGCGCCAAGCTCCACGACCATGGCCTTTATCGAGGGCAGCTTCCAAATGCTTGGCGCCAAGTTGGCCTCGGGCATTTTCGACGCGGTCGGTAGCGTCTTGGAAAAAATTCCGTTCATGGGGGCGGCGGCTCAGGCCGTTCGCTCTGCCCAAGACGAAGCCGAGCAGGCCGTTACCGACATCTCGAACATCATGCACTACGAGGCCGAAAACCTCAAAAGTGAATGGGGCGGCATCATGGCCGAGATGCCCAAGCAATTTGCGGACTCCTACGCCCAGAACGCTGCCAATCCGCTGATCGACATGAACACTCGGCTGGCCGAAGCGGAGGCATTAGCCGCCGGAATTGCCAGCAACATTGCCTCCGCCGGAGGTGCCGCCGCCACCGTAGACCCCAAAGTCACAGCCGCCGCGGAGACTCCGGCCGAACGCATCGCCCGCCAGGAAGCCGAGGCCCGAGCCAAGGGAGCAGCCGGCGGGGGCGGTGGCCGCTCGAGCAAACCCTTTGACCCCGTCACCGGCTTTGGCGAAGCCCTCCGCGCCCGCGGCGAGCAAGCCGTCAATTTCGACCCTGCCACCTCACGCCTTAGCAGCACCGGCCTCGCCATCGAGCGAACCAAAGAACGCTTCAGCGTGGACAAGACGGCCGCCAACATCCGCGCGGATCTGGCGCGCATGGAAAACCGCAACCGTTCAGCCGCCGAACGTGCTGACCGCTTCGAGCAAGCCGGACAATTTGGAGCGGCCGAGCGTCTCCGCGGCCGCATTGAGCGCCGGGTGGCCGAGGAAGAAAAGCGCCTGGCCGAAAAATACAAGTTGGACGTGCAGGACATGGCCAAGACCCCCGAAGAACGTGCCCGCGCCGAAGAAGAAGCACGCGCCAAGCACGGCGCAAAGGGCGGCAAATCCGACTTAGAAGTCGCAGTCAACAACGTGCTGTCATTGCTCAAAACGCACATTCCAAGCATCGACGAAAAACTTCCGCAACACGCCCTCGTCTAACCCATGCCCTCCACCGTCATCGGCAACGCCACCTGGAACTCCACCGGCCTCATCCTCTCCCAGCAGTCCGCGCAGGAGCAGGTGACGGGTCTGGTCAATGTTCAGTTGACCTACGTCTGCCCGGCATCCAAGCAGCACGCGTTGGCGCGCAGTTTCTACCTCGACGCACCCCCGCCGATCTTCCCCTCCGTCGTCACCCGCGCCGAACTGCTGACCAACAACCTTTACATGGTCACGCGCACCGTAGAGCGGCTGAACGGCCTGTGCTACATCCGCGCCGAATACGCCGGCGGCCTCCGCCGGGCGGGCTTCCGCGGTTACTTCCAGCGCGAGACGCTCGAGCTCCGCAAGCGGGCCAGTGCCTACAACTACGTCACGGCCAGCACCCAAGTTATTTCCGGCTTCGGCAGCTTCTCCAGCATCATCGTTTTGGTCACCGACCCCGCCGGGAAGCAACGCCGCGCAACCCTGCCCACCAGCTTCACCTACGACGAACGCATCCAGCAACTGGCTTTTGTCCGCATCGGCCAGGAACAAGCCGTCAGCCTCCCCAGCTTCTACCGATCCGACTTGGTCGCACTCTCCCCGCGCTCCACATCCGCCGCCGCCTCCGACCTCTGGGTCATGCCCGGCGATCCGTCTGCCCCCTACGAAAAGACCACGCCCGTGCAAGGCACCGACTCCAGCGAATACGTCACCCCCCGCGTCCAAGTCATCACCCGCACCTACCGCCTCGGCAACTAATGAAAGACCCGATCAACGGCCAGTGGCTTTTTACGGAACTGGTCAACAACAAGCCAGCCAAGGGCAGTAACGACTACCCGGTGGCCATCAAGGCAATCCACCTCGACGACAACTGGAAGCGCAGCACGCTGGCCCCTCCTAACGCAGAGTCTGTCGATCCCAACCTCTACGAGGTCAAATACGACGCCGACGGCACCCGCATCACGCGCATCTTTGCCGATGGAAAAGACGGAGATCTTCTGCACTGGGATGGGGCAAGATGGTGGCCACTTACAAGCGTCGTAAGCGAGGACTTGTATGTTTTAGGTCTTCAAAACAGCCAACTGCGGTGGATCAAAACGCAAGACTGCGCCGAGTAACCAATGCCCAACATCGCCACCACCGTGACCGAAGGCGGCCCACGACTCGTTGTTACTAAAGTCATTGACGGGACGCGCCTCGTCTCCTGCACTTGTTGCACCCCCGTCGACATCACCTGCTGCCTTCTCGACACCGAGCTCGACCTCGACCTTTTCCCCAACGGCGCGATCACGCAGGACAAGCTCCCGCCCACTATTGTCCTCGACGACGTGCAATATTCCCTCGGCACTCTTGGCTACGGCGACACGACCAACGGCGTCTTCCTCGAAAGCGGCGTCTGGGCCGTTTACAAATCCGGCGTTCGCACCACCCGCCGCTGCCTCATCAGCAACATCGCCACCGACATTGAGGATGAGTTTCCCGATACGGTCACGGTCAGCTACAGCAATTTCGGCCTAACCGTCACAACGTCCCTTACGCGCTTAAGCCTTTGTTACTACGAGGGCACCTTTACTTTCGACGGCACTGACTACGATGTGCTGCTCTATCAAAACGGCGGGGGATCGCTTTTGCAGGAGGGCAATGTTTGGACGCTCATCGGCCCCATCATCGCTGTGGCTGATTTTGGCTCTGGTCTCGAAGCGTTTTTGCAGGGTAGCAACTACTCTACAAGCACCAACAATCAACCTGTTGGCAGCTATACTGGCCAATTTGGCGAGAGCGCAGATGGCTTTGGCGCGCTGATCACGCTAACTGCAACCGTCACCACTCCGTGACCTGTCCGCACCAATCCCGCACCCGCGACCGAGGCCAGTTCGCCTGCGCGCTGGGCTGGTATGGCGCACGCCCGTGGCTCGGCAACTGCCAAGAATGCATAAGGCGAGGGGACAACACCCCGGAAGCCAAAGCTGCCGCCGACTCTCGCGCCGACCGCAGTCATCCCGCCCACCGCCAGCGCCTCTCCGGCTGCTGCGATCGCGCCGACCAAGCATAGCCCTTTGACACCTTGCATGGGCAAGGATGCAGGCCCGCAAACTTTACCTCGACACCGGCAGTCGCACATTCGTCGCCGAGCCCACCAGCACGCTGCCCGCCGCCGGGCTGACCGTCTTCCGCGAGGACGTTGAGGACATCGAACTTTACTTCTTGGAGCCGACCGGCGATTTCTCCGCGCCTTACCGCTACCTCAATTACTCGACGCTGACCGCGAATTTCGCCCTAGGCACCACCACCCCGGCCACGACCGTGACCTCGTTCACGGCCCTCACGACGACCGTCACGATCACCGCCTCGGTTGCCATCACCGGCGGCTCCGGCGTGACAGAAATCCAGCGCATCCACATGTCGCCCGCTCCGGCGACCGGCTACTACTCGCTCTCCCTCCCGACGCGCAACATCACCGTGAGCAGCATCACGGCCAGCGTGTTTTCCGCCGCCTACCACGCCCTGCTCGACGGCCAAAGCGTCACCCTCACCGGATTCAGTTCGCCCTCCGGCTTCAGCAACGGCAGCGTCTACTTCGTCCGCGACCGCAGCCGCGACGGCTTCAAGATCGCCACGGCCGCAGGCGGCACCGCCATCACTGCCTCAGCCTCCTCCGGCGGCACCGCTGTCCTTCCCGCTTACATCACCGCGCCGCTCCCCGCAGGCACCGGACCTGCCGAGATCGCCGCCGCCTTGGCCAGTGCTGCCGGATCGGCCACCCAAGAGATTGCCGTCATCGGCACGGCGGACGACTACCGCTTGACCTACGGCGGCGCGTATGCCGGGGCGGACATGCCCACCGTGGCCATCACGGCCTCGACCATCCTCGGCGCTCCCGGCCTGCTCGGCACGCTGAACCTCAACACCGCCGCGATTACCGCCCTCGTCGCATCAGGCACGACCGACGTGTTGATGGAAGTCGAGCTCAGCAACGCGACCAAACGCCAGACCTTCCAATCCACCGCCACCCTTTCCGCCGACATCATTTAATGAGCCTCCACGCCGCCACCGACTTTATCACCCGCCCGCTCGTAGCATCGACAGCCAGCCTCGGCTCAGTCGTCGTCAGCCTCCTTCCGCACCTAGAGTCCACCATGCGCCTCGGAACCCTCGGATGCGGATTGCTGATCGGCCTGCTCGCCCTCCGCAAGTCCTGGCGCGAACGAAACAAATGAGCACCTGCGGACTTCAAGGCAAGCAACCCGCGCAGGTCGATCTGGCGCTTCCGCAAGGCCAGACGTGGGACACCGAGTTTTTGTGGGAGGCCGACGGCGATCCGGTCAACCTCACCGGCTGGACCGCCCGCATGATGCTGCGCGCCACGGCCGAAGCCGCCAGCCCGACGGTTTCGCTCTCCACCGCGACCAGCACCATGACCGCGCTCTCCACCGGCGTCATCGGCCTTTCCTATTCCGCGATCAGCAGCGCCGCCATCACAGCCGCCACCTACCTTTACGACCTCGAGGTGGTCAACCCATCCGGCACGGTGCGCCGACTGATGCAAGGCAACGCCGTGGTCTCGCGCGAAATGACCCGCTGACCCATGGCCGACACCATCACCATCCAGACCTCGAGCAGCACCGATGTCGTCAAGATCATCGAGCGCGGCCCGCAAGGCCCGGCAGGCGAGGGCGGGGGTGGCGATGTCGAAAGCGTCAACGGGCAGACAGGGGTAGTTGTCCTGGCGGCGGCAGATGTGGGTGCGGCCTCAACCTCCCACACCCACGGCAACCTCACCAACGCGGGAGCCATCGGCACGACCAGCGGACTTCCCGTCAAAACCGGCACCTCCGGCGTCCTCGAGGCCGGAGCGTTCGGCACGGCGGCCGGGCAGTTTGCGGAGGGCAATCATACGCACACCCCAGCCAGTTTGGGCGCGGCGCAAGCCGTCACCGTCATCGAGCTTACCCCGTCTCCCGGCTCCACGACGATCACCACCTCGCAACTACCCGCCCGAGGAATAGCATATATTGAAGGTGGCGGATCTTTCACGGTTAACTTGCCTACACCCGACAAGCGGCAAAGCGGTTTGACCTTTTCGATTAAAGTAGAACACGAAGGCGCATCGGGTGACGTTTTTATCACCGTCGTTCACAACGCGAGCGACTTGCTCACCAGCTACGAACTGGACGAAGACGAAAGCAGTTTGGATTTTCTTTGGGATGGCTACCGCTGGACGTATTCAAGCGCCAACTGGCTATACAGCTACCCGAACCGAAGGCTCGTTATTCCCCCGTTGTCGGGCACGCTCGGCCTCTCCGAACCGTCCGACACCACCTTCCGCGTGGTCGGCTCCTCAGACGCCACCAAAAAAGTCGCCTTTGAGGTGGATGGGCTGACTCCGGCAACGGTCCGCACACTCACCGTCCCCAACGCCTCCGGCACCATCGCGCTGACCTCCGACTTCGCCGCCCCGCCAGCCATCGGCACAACCACGCCAGCCGCAGGCACCTTCACCACGCTCACCGCCAACACCTCGCTCACATTAGGCACCAGCGGAATCCTGACAGGCGGCACAAATCTGATTGAGCAGGTCAACGGAGCCAACCCCCAAACCTTCCGCATTTACACGACATCGGGCACCGCCACCGAGTATCTTTTCCTGCGCGGGCAAACAGGCAACGCCTTCCAAATCGGAACCGTAAAAGGCGGCACTGGCACGGCGAGGGCGCTGGAGTTTCAGACGGATGGGGCGACGAGGATGACGATCGCTACAAATGGCGGAGCTACGTTTTCGAGCGATGTATTGTCTAATGGCGATGTATATTGCGGTGCAGGAAATTCTTTGCGCTTTTTCACCAATAGGTCGCGCATTTTTTCACCAGCGGACTCCGTGTTAAGATTGTCCAATTCGGGTGGCACCGACTTTGACCGCCTCCAATTCGGCGGCACAACCAGTCTTTTTCCCGCCCTCAAGCGCAGCAGCACAACCCTGCAAGTGCGCCTCTCCGATGACACGGCCTTTGCTCCACTCGCCTGTGGCGCGTTGACCATCAACGGCAACCTTGACGCCTCGACGCGAGACATAGTCACCGACATCACGACAGGCACCAAGATCGGCACCGCGACCACGCAGAAGATCGGCTTTTTCAACAAGACGCCCGTAGTGCAGCCGACCGCCGTGGCAGACGCAACGGACGCCGCCAGCACGCAAGCCCGCCTCAACGATCTGCTCGCCCACCTCCGCACGCTCGGCCTCATCGCTACCTAATCTTATGCTAACAAACCCTAATCCCATCGAAACCCCTGCCATAGCCGCCAAGGTCTACGACAGGCTCCACGTTTACACGTTGTCTGCGATTCAGCCGACCGCTGATTCCGGCAGCATCACCGTGGAGTTGCTTCCCGCAACGGCAGACGGCGAACTGGCCAACGGCTCGCTCGTCCAGCGCATGACCGCGCCGCTTGATCCCGAAATTATGGCAGCGGTGCCCGAACTCGCCGCAGCGTTTGCCGCAGTGCTGGCCGCGATTCCCGCGACACAGGCTTACCTCGCCGCGCAACAGGAGGAAGCAGTCAATGAGTAAGCAAGTCACACTCACCGAAGAGCAAGCGAAGTTGGTCATGCAGTGCCTCGACCTCGCGTGCAAGCAGGGCGGGCTGAATGCGGCTGCGGCGATTTTGCCGGTGGCGCGGGCGATTGAGGGGCAACTGACGGAAGAAGCGCCTTCGCTTCAGTCGTAAAGAAAACCTTTACAACCGACCCGCCAAGTATTGTTAAGCGATACTCTTTGACACCCGCCCGAGGGCATGAACGTCGTTCAAACCGCGCTGGGCAAACTCAAAAGCAAATCCACTTGGGCCGGGCTGGCTACGCTTGCAGCCGCCGCAGGCTGGAAGCTCTCGCCGGAGGAATGGAGTTCCGTAGCGGCTCTGGTCATCGCGGCCATTGGCGTCTGGGACGTGTTTCGCAAGGACAAGTAATGCGGCTCGCCTGCACGATTGCGGCCCTGCTCGCCACCGGCTGCGCGTCGGTGCCGCTCGACCTCGACAATGGCGGCGTGCCGCTGGCCAAGACGGGCTGGCAGCTTTCGGGCGGGGCCGACTTCGACAAAGAGATCTGGTATGTCTTGTTCTGGCGGCCTTGGGGCAAGCAGGAGAAGGACGCCGTCGTCGACGCCGACCGCATCGTGCTTCCGGAATGAGGTCCAGCAAACCCGTGGAAATCGACGGGAATATGCTGCGCGCCATCTTTACGCACCCGCGGCCATCTGACACGCGCCCCCTGCTTACGCGCCTACTCACTTCGATTCAGCCCGTGCTGCGCTTCGGTCGCAAGGGGCTGACGTTTGTCGGGGTGAGGGGCGAAGTGAAATTCTAACCGCAGCGTGAATAAAATACTTACATGGTTGAAGCAATCATTCGTGGCCTTTCTGGCTGGCCTCCAGCAGATCGGCGAGCAGTCGCCCTTGCCCTCGTCCGGAAACTTTCCCTCACCGACCTCGCCGACATTGCCTCCGCTGCCCACGACCGCATCCACGCCGAAGCGGAAAAAAGGAAAGCAGTTCACGGGCGCAAAGGGCGACTTCCAAAAGCTCCTCGATGAGGCAGGCGTGCGGTATTTCACGGCCGACGAAGTGTTCTTCCGCGGCGCACGCGATGCCCGGCTGCAACTCAACAGCGATCCACCACGCTCGCTCTGGCCATCGCTGCTTGCCGTGACCAAAGTCGCCGACGAGGCGCGGCACCGGATCGGCCGTCCGCTGCGGATCAACAGCGCCTACCGCAACGCGGCCTACAACCGGGCCATCGGCGGAGCCTCGGCCAGCATCCATATGCGCGGCGGCGCGCTCGATCTCTCGGGCTCACCGGCCACCTTGCACAAGATCCTCACGCAAATGCGGCGAGAGGGGCTATTCCGTGGCGGCATCGGCAAGTATCGCACGTTCGTCCACGTCGATGTGCGCGGTAAGAGCGCGGATTGGCAGGGCTAATTTGGCGGGGTGCCGCACCGAGCACCGTATGGTGTATCCAAGGCGGCCGGGTGCGGGTTCAATGCCCGGCCCCGCCCCCAACTTGCAAGCAATCCTTGTGAGTTGAACTTGTCGATCCCATCGACACGTTCGCGGGACGTGTGCAAAAACCTGTCATTTTTCGACAGATTAGCAGGCCGCTAATGCAGGTCTACTTTACACCCGCCAGCGACTTCCGTAAATATACCGACGCCGCCCCGCCCCATTTGTTCTCGGGCCGATAGAAGCGGTAGCCGCAGGCTACGAGCGAATTGATCGACGGGCAGTTCCAGTGGGCCACATAGGTGACGATCTCGCTCAACCCCAACGCCCGCGCCTCGGCCTCCCGCGCGCGGATCAGCCGCCGCTGCAAACCTCGGCCTCGATGCGCGCGCACTACGCCCGCCCGCGAGAGAAACCCGAGCCCGGCATTCTGCGCGTTCTCGCACACCCGCAGACCCGCGTAGCCGACCGGCTCTTTGCCGCGCCACACGACCCACCAGAGCGAGTTTTCCAGCACTGGGCGGTGGTCGCTGGGAAAGCACTCGGCGTCCAGCGGGAGGACCGCCAGCGGCGTGTCTTCGCGCTGGATGCGGTAGGTCATTTGAGTCGGTAGTGCGGCGTGGGCCGCACGATTTGGTCGAGCTTGATGATAAAATCTTTGCGCTCAATTTGCCCTGCGCGGAACAGCCGCTTAACGCGCTCGCCGGTCGTGCACTCGGAGCGGCCCCATTTAGTCGCCAGTTGGCGCACCGTGAACCATCCGGGGGGCACGACCTCGGGCACGACGCTGCTTTGGGAGAGCACGGCGCACCATGCGGCAAGGTCGGTGTCGGGTGTCACATTCTTTGCTGACTTTTTGTGACTCATAGGGGCAGGCGGTAATGAGGCGAAAGGGTCTCTAGGCGAATGACGGCCAAGTTGTCGGTGTATTCGCCCCAGCAAAGGCCGTGTGCCCAGCCCAGCGTCTGCCGGCGGGTCTGGGCATAGCCGACATCGAGCTTGATGCCGCAGCCTACGTTGTAGCCGATGACCGGCCGCTGAGTGCGGCCCTGTTCCTGGGCAACGCGGTGCGTGTGGCCAAAAACGCAGGACATCCCGAGCGCCTCGGCATGATCGCGGGCCGCGCTGACGTTATACATCACGCCGTGGAGGAATAGGGCGTCACCAAGCTGCACGCAGGCCGAGGGACGGAGGCCGTCGTAGGGAATCAACTTGGCCTTCATTTCTTTGGCCGCGTCGGAGATCCGCGCCAGGACATTGCCCGCCGCGTAGCTGACCACGGCGTTGCCGCTGTGGGCGAGACTCACAAGTCTGTGCTCATGGTTTCCCATGAGGACGTGGGTCGGTTCCAGCTCGCGCAGGAAGGACAGCCCGGCGAGGAGGTCGTCGGCCATCGACTCGGCGCGGTCAGGATCGTCGGGCTTGGCCGAGGAACGCAGTGCGGCCATGTCGGTGAAGTCGCCCAGGTGAATTACCGTGTCGGGTTTCCACTTCTCCCGCATCTTGAGCATGGCGCCGAGCGCCTTGGGGTCGGCCATGTGGCCATGGGTGCAGGAGAGGGCCAAGAACCGTCGCCATTTTCGGGAGATCGTCGCCACGCAAACGCGCGGCGGGTGTCAAGGCGTGGCGCTATGACGCGGACAAACGGTGTCCGTCAGAGGACAGAATGTGTCCGGCCACGGTCCCGTGGCAATCGTTGGCAGGGCTTTTGCAAGTTATTGAGAGCCAGAGACGAGCCCTCACCTCGAAATCGAGCGTGGGGTTAAACCCACCGTGGGTTCGAATCCCACCCCTTCCGCCATTTTCTCTGTAAAAGCCGCACAGGCCCAGACACTTACGCCGCTCCCGTGTCTTGGCTTGTTGCGGCTTTCTGTTTGCCAATGTTGCTCCCAAAGCGTAGGTTTTTGGCAATTATGGCAATGACCCGCAACATCAACCCTGTTCGCTTTCGCGTGCGGAGAGTGAGTTGGAACAAGTCGAACCCGTGGTGCTGCGACTTCTTTGCTTACAGTAAGCGGCTGCGGCACTTCTTTTCTTCGGAGGAGTTGGCTTGGGCGGAAGGGGCGAAGCTGACGGCGCGGGTGACTGAGCAGGGGACGCGGTCGCTTGATGACTCGGAGGGGCTGACCGTGAAGGCGGCGCTGCGGATGTTCGTTAATGAGGCGGACCCGCAGTCGGCCAGCCACGCGCAGAAGTTGGCCATTTTTGAAAAGGCGTTCGCCCGCGATTTCCGCGGGGCGGCCGGCAACATCGAGGCGGCGGCGCTGCGGAGATGGATCAAGGGGCGGTCGGCCAACGGCAACACGCAAGCCATGTATTTCCGCTACGCCAAGATGTTTTTCCGCTATCTGGCCGCCAACCGGCTGGTGCCGCACGACCCGATGACGGCCGTGCCGGCGCCGAAGACCAAGCCGCGGCGGGATATTCTGACCCCGGGGCAGATGAAGAAGTTGCTGGCCCTCGAGCTTCCCGACCACGTGCGGGCGTTGCTGCTTTTGGGCGGTTTTGCGGGGCTTCGGACGGAAGAGGTGATGCGGATGGATTGGGCGAGCGTGAACGTAAAGGCGGGGCAGATCCATGTGCCGCCGGGCGCGATGAAAGATTCGGGCGGGTATGATGAGCGGATCGTGGATTTCACCGAGCCGCTCAACCGCCGCCGGGCGTGGCTGCGGAAGCAAAAAGGGCCGATCGTGCCGATGGCCTCGGAGACTTTCCACGGGCACCGACGGCGGGCGTGCGCTCCGGTGCTGCCAGAGTGGCCGGACAACTGCCTGCGGCATAGTTTCGCCACTTACCACCTAGGCCGAGCGAAGAACGCGGGGCTCACAGCGTTTCAGATGGGCCACACGGACGCGAAGATGGTGCAGCGGGTCTATGCGGTGCCGGCGGCGCGGGCGGACTGGCGGGCCTGGTGGGCTATTTAAGTCTTAATACCTTGTTGCTTGCGGGGGGGGGGGGGGGGG